CAGCTATTAATAGTATCATAAAGAATTTGCTGTTTTACATGCCCCCTACGTGGTATGCGTCTTTTCTTCCTAAGCGCACTGCAGTTGTTCATTTAGCTGTCGTGCGTAAGTTAAAGACTTCTATGATGATGCGCCCTAAGAACTTGCACACTTTGAGGCAGTTGGCTGTGATGGCTGCCGCTGAAGTGAATAATCAACCTGATTGTAGGGTTTTGATGCAAGTTTGGCCCAATCAATTCCGCGATTTAGCATTAAATTGTACTCATGCGGCTTTTTTCGATCAGATTCAAGATGATGGAGCTGTGATCACTGATCTTGTGAACACTTATGGACCTGCTCAACAAGATTACAATATTGCTTTGAAAAGTTTGGACGTACCTCACGTTCATAAACTTCCTTGGTCAGTATTGTTGTCTTTTGGGGTTGGCTTGTATTTTGCTTATAGGGTTAAGCGTATCATTCCTTGGCATAAATATGCTTTTGCTAGCATAATCACGCCTGAAGCCGTGTCGTCTTTACATATAGGCATGGCTGCTTCTGTCTATGAAGAGGTTGCTAAGAGTGTGCCAATTGTGAGCAAATGGTTTGGAACTTTGGAGTATCTACATAAGATAGTCGAAGTCGCCGTTATTCTCTTTAGGCAGCAAAAATCAGGTGTTGAGATTTTTGCCAGTTGTTGCGGGGTGGCCATTGCTGGTTTCCCTGCTTACTGCATGCATGAGTATACTGTAGGCAAACCGTTTTTAGAACGGGTTTGGACCCACTTTTGTTTCAATGTGGGTATGTGGTGTTTGTTGTATCGCCCTTGGAGTGCAGCAACTATGTTTTGTGGTTTTAGGACCCAAGACTACGCATCATTTCGTCAGCGTTATTATTACGATGAGTGGGAGTCTAGGCATTATGAGAATGTTCCTCATATGCGCACCACTCAATTTGACGCAAAAATTTCAGCCACCCCTACGAGCTTTTACCGTACTGGGTGAAAACCCCTTTGCCTTGTGATCTTATGGTCAAGAAGGGGGCTTTTAATTTT